TCACTTTGTCACATATTTATATGGACGCTTTAGTTCAGTATACCGGACAGAGATTAGCTAATAGATACTTGCCATTTTTAATGCGCACTCGTTCCGGACTTCAATATAGACAACAGCGCGGTGGTACTCGACAATGGAGTGGACCAAATTTGGCGCGAAGAACTATGGCGCAACGTAGAAGCTTTACTCGTAGTGCAACTATGACACGTAATCGTCATCGAACATCCGGTTTAGGAATTACTACTCAACATGATGAACGTAGAATATATAAGAAACGGTCTATGCCCGCTTTTAAGCGTAGACGGTGGAAAAGATTCAAGAATAAAGTTCTTGCGGTAGCCGAGAAAGATCTCGGAACCCGAACTGTAGTTTTTAATAGAACGGATACTTGGAGTAACACGACAGCTAATAATCAGATATTTGCTAATTACTGTTTATATGGTTTTCAGTCTACTCAAGCTCAATGTAATGATATGAATAATATTACTGCTTTAGAAATCGGTACTTGGACCGCTGCTTCTGGTGGTGTTGTTGATGCAACTTCAAAATTCATCTTCAAGTCTGGAATTATTGATCTTACTTTTAGAAATACTTCAACGTTTACCGCTGTGGCTACTCCTGCTTTAGATTCTGCCGCTAAGTTAGAAACTGATATTTATGAGTTATTGTCTTCTGCTCCTTTTGATGATTCATCTGCAACTTATAATGATATGGGTGCTGTGTTTAGTCAGGGTGATACAGATACCCTTAGAATTGGTGGTGCCGGTACTAGTCTTGCTATTAACTTTAGAGGTTGTACTCCATGGGATTTGCCTGCTACTTTATCAAGGTGGAAAGTTAAGATATTAAAGAAAACAAAATTTATGACACCTAATGGTGATACATTTACTTATCAAATAAGAGATCCTAATAGACATGTAGGAAATAAGAAATTCATGCAACTTGGACAGGGTCCTAATAAGCCGAGATGGACTCGATGGATATTAATATTATCGAAGTTAGTCCCGGGTCTTACAGTAGGTACTACTGCTGGTACTTATCAAGAAAATTTAACTGTAGGTGCAACTAGGAAATATTTTTATAAGATAGAGGGTCAATCAGAGGATAGGGATCAATATATCGTAGGATAGTTTATTCGTTTAAGACAAAGTGACTTACTGCCTCACTATAATCAGTGAAGGTTTGCATATTGCCCCACGTACGCAGAACCATCCACTTAGATACCCTCCGTACAAAAGAATTAAAATAAACATTTTTATACCATGCACTTGGAACTGCGTTAGTAGTAATGATGATATTTCTTGCCACGAAATTGACTTGTCCTCCTTTGGTCTCGACAAGTAGGGGATATCGGTCACAAACTCTGAGTAGGGTGTCGAAGGGCATCCATCCATAGAACTCGTCAATGATGACGGTCTCTTGTTTAGAGTATCCATCCCACCTTACACTCCTTTGTTTCCAGTATGCTTCGGGGAAGTTGTCCATGGCCCATTTGGATTTTCCGGTCCCAGTAGGTCCTTGAAGGACAGTGACTTCAACTTCATGATTACGTTGCGGTGTTATGAGTAGTCTGTATTCGCGAAAAGCGCGATATGATCTTACCCACATTTCAAAGTCATAATCTGCTATTTCTTCTTCAGTTTTCCCGTCCTCGATCATCCCTTTGATCTCCATCATTTTCTCCCTCTTCTTCTTCCGTTGATTCGTCGTTAATGAGCTTAAGAATTCTCGAACCGTCGTTTGCAAGCCGTACCAGATCGGCTGTGTAGCACCAGATGTAGTCTGCTCCGTCAAAGGTTGGACTTCTGACGAAATGGAATTGTCTCCCACTTGCACAGAATGTTCTCCAGAGATGAGTGAATTGAGCTGTTCCCACGTCTTGACGCAATATAAGACAGCTTGTTCTCTTGTTCCTCTTCTTGCTTCGAAATGAGCTCGGGGAAGACGAGACTTTAGGTAGTTTATTCTTCGGCTGCTCCGGAGTTCCAGGTACCCCTGATAATGTTTCGTCCCGTTTTCTCCTGTTTCCAACATATACACGGCGAACGTTACTTGATTGTTCCATATTGGATCGTCGAAGTTTAGGTTATCGGAGACGTCGGGGTTGTTGAGCGTGAAGCACCAGTTACGAGATTGCATATTCTGATATGACGCAAAAATAGTCTAGTATTACCTATTTTTGCTGCGTCGCGTCAAGGCCCACTTTGCGTGACGCCCACTTCGTCACAATTTATCTATGTCACAATTGATACTTCCGTTCCCGACTGAGCGTGCTCGGAGGGTAGTTTCAGAAGCTAGAAACTTATTGATGCGGACTCGTTCAGGTTTGCAGTATAGGCCTAGTAGATCAGGTGTACCAGCGTGGTCAGGACCTAACATGGCTCGTAGAACAATGGCGCAAAGAAGAACATTTGCTCGAAGTCAGACACTTCAACGTCGTCGTCGTCAGACTTCCGGTATAGGAATTACAACTCAACATGATGAAAGAAGAATCTATAGGAAACGGTCTATGCCGAGATTCAAACGTAGAAGATGGAAAAGATTCAAGAATAAAGTTCTGGCTGTTTCTGAGAAAGATCTTGGATCCAGAACGGCACTATTTAATGCTACTTATACTTTTGGCAACACTACTGGAACTGCTCATAATATATTTAGTATTGCTTTGTATCCTAATTCATCAAGTACTGCACATTTAAATGATTTAAATACGATTGCAGCAGATGAGGCTGGTACTTGGACAGCAGCTACCGGTGGTGTAGTAGATAAGACATCTAAATTTATATTTAAGTCAGCTATATTAGATTTAACATTTAGAAATTCTTCAACATTCAATGACGGGACCAACACTCTCCCGAACTTCAACGCTAAATTAGAAACTGATATTTATGAAATAATTGTTAACGGTATCACAGATGATTCATCGGGTACTTATGCCACACTTCAAGCACTATTCAGTTCAGGTGCCGGTGATACTTTAAATATTGGTGGAGCCGGTACTGGTATTGGTTTTAATCAAAGAGGTTCAAGTCCGTGGGACTTCCCTCATGCATTGGCTAGATGGAAAATTAAAATATTAAAGAAAACAAAGTATTTTTTGAGTGGCGGCCGTACACTTACTTATCAATACCGTGATCCTAAACGACGAGTTATAAGTCGAGGACGATTGGCTCGCCTTCAGGGATGCAACTTGCCTGGTTGGACTCATCATGTGATGATCATCTTTAAAGCCGTTCCTGGTATTGGTATTGGTACAGGTGAAACTGATTATACGGAGAAAATCGAGATTGGTACTACAAGAAAGTACCTTTATAACATAACTGGAATGAATGATACACGTGATAGATATTTTGCTAACACTTAGAAATTTATTTTTAAGAAATCATCCATATTACTGAAATGTTGAGTCTCCCCTAAAGTACGCATTAATAAAATTGTACTTATTCTTCTGTATAGAGCTTTATGATAAACATTCTTATACCATTGATTTGGATTAAGGTTAGAAGTAATGACGACAGTGTCAGCACTACATTGTACTTGTCCTCCTTTTGTCTCCAATAACAAGGGATAGCGATCGCAAAGACGCAATAATAGATCATAAGGTAACCAACCATAAAATTCATCAAGGATAACCACTTTTTCCCCTGAATATCCATCCCACCACTGTGATCTCTGTTTCCAGTATGCGTGAGGATACTGGTCCCTAGCGAATCTTGACTTGCCTGTTCCGGAAGGTCCCACTACAACAACCAGTTTTTTAAAATCGTTTCTTGGGGGTGTTTTGAGGCGTTTGTATTCTCTGAATGCCTTGTAATGACGTACCCAGTGATCAAAATGCTCGTCAGCCAGCTTTAATTCAGAATAATCTTCTTGCTGTAGGAGTTCTTTGATTTCTTGCAAAGCGGTATTGTTGCCACCGCCTGTAGTTTTGACCGCGTGTAAATAACCTTGAAGATCTAAACCTCGATGGTGATACAAGTACGGGCCTGATACTCGGCTCTCTTCTTTGGTACAATACTCTACGGCTTGGAGTCGAGTACCCTTCCTCACTTCTAAATGAGCTGTTGGAAAGAGCTTCTTTAGGGCCGCCAAGCGACATGGAGCGTGCAGTTCGAGATAACCTTGGAGATGAATAGTCCCCTGTTCTCCCCGTTCTAATTGATAGACTAAAATCTTGAGATTGGCATCTAATACGGAGTGGTCTAACGAACATTCTTGGTTGTTAATCGTGATACACCAGTTACGACTCGTCATGGCAAATTTCAAAATGCCACAAAAGTCTGGACAGTATTACCCAGACTTTTGTAACATGTGACATCTCACATCTCAATCATCACAAGCCTCACTTTACTCACTTTTGATTGGTCCTGCAATGACCGTATTAGCCAATTATCGTAGAGAAGCGACTCTCGCAGGCGCGGCTGCATTAGCCTATCAGAATCGAGATCTCATCGACCGAGCCCAATCATACATCACTCCTCGTGTTCGAGCTCTTGCAAAGCGTGGATTCGAATACTTATCCGACATGCGTACTCGCTCGGGTGCTCAATACGGACGAAATACTCGTCCTCGTCAAAATCTAAGAGGCGCTCGTAGAGTTCGTCGTACGAAAATGGTAGGTGGACTTGGTGTAACTACTGAACATGACCGACAGATGCTCTACCGGAAGAAGAGTATGCCCAGAGGGAAGACAAAGAAATGGCAAGCA